CCAGGACAAGGAACTTCCTCATCTTTTTTTACTGGAGGAACCACATTGGAAGGAACCTCTGGTGCCTCTGGAACCTCTGGAGCATCTGGAGTTTTTGTTTTTGGTGGGGGAACCTCTTTTTTGATCACCAAATTTTCAGGTGTATAGTCCATAGCATTGTAACTAGGGACTTCACCATCACATCTGATGACTTTTTGATCATCCTCAATAGCTGTCGCTTCTTCAATACAACCAGGATACGCAACTATCGGTTTCCAGAGGAAGTCGGTAATTGGAGGATGAATAACGAAGTTTCTAGGAATACCAGGTTGGAATATAGGATTAACTCCTATATTTGGTATACCGATATTCCTAACACCAATGTCAGGAATTTCCATAAATTACAATTTTGGGATATCTACCGCTGGACCTGTGGTAGTAGGTAGTGCAGGCATAGCATTATCAAGCAGACCAGGAAGTGCTTCAGTAATTGCTTCTGTAGCAGCCTTGGTTACTTCTGCTTTTACATTATCTCTAATCTCTGCACGTCTGAGGTATACATATGTACCTCCACCGATAATCCCAGCAGTCCCAATAAAAGAAAGGAGTGCTAGAATATTAATAACTTTTTGCATAATTTACTCGTCTTGGCCCGAGTATTTAGCATTAAGTGTTTTGAATATCGTCTTGAGATTTCTTTAAAAACTTAGCAAGATCTGCTGTCGATCCAACAAACATAGTGTTGTTAACGGTTGTTGGGTTTTTGGACTTAGGATCTTCATCTAGATCTCTCAATTTCTTTTGCAGATCAATCAACTTATCTGTTGAATCGGCAACATTCTTGATTAGCTGACCAGCAACTTCATACGCTCTAGGTGATTGCGTTTCATCTGCTAGTTCCATAATACCATTCAAAGTTTCCTGACCTTTCTCGATCAAAGAATACAATTGACCACGAGTATACTCATAGTCTTTTTGTATTTCTGATTTATTCCTTTCTTCTTTTTTCTTGCTGATAGGTGCAGGTTCAGACTCTACAATCGAGGATTCGATATCTAGAGCCTTATCAATAGAGTCAAAGTCTTTCATGGTTATCGATCATCCTGTGTGCCAGGAGAATAATTACGTGAGTCGGTGAAGAAACTTACAGACTCACTGAATCCAAAGTCATCATCGGGTGCAGCATCAACTGGATCAGGTTCGACTGTATAGCGAACTTCACGCTTCGCAGTTGTAGTATCTGATCCAGCATATTGATCGACTTGGACCTTGCGGATAAGACCGTCGCTGCTGTCTGCGATAGGACCAAACAGATAAGACTTAGCGCTAAATGTCAAGGTGTAAATCAAAGCCCTTCTTGTCTCATAGTTACCTTCATAGTCATCAGTGAAGGAGATATTTTCTAGGACAATAGGAACATCTTTCTTCTCTGCAATTGCAGAAACAAGATCAATCGTTACATTGAACGATGGTTGGAAATAAGGCAGAATCTGTTCGATGATTTGTAAGCAATCATCATTCAATTTTGCCAAGATATTAAGTTCAAAGGTGAGTGTATATGGAACTGGCATATACACTTTCTTCATCTTGCTGTCAGTGCTATCGACAGCCTTGAAAGTTTGTGTAATCGCTGTCTTTCTGGATGCATCATAACTGATACCAGTCATCTCAAAAGACATGCGAGGCAGAGTGAGACCAACCGTTTTGTTTAACTTTGGTTGTTGCTCAAGTCTGGCAAGAAATTTTTGTACAGGTCCATAAGCAATTGCGACCTTCAGATCACTCTCCACACCACCAGAGTCATTATGCTTGATGTGGACATTATTGAAGACTGTACCGAAAGCGATAATCGTCTTTCTTATGACTTCATGGTAATAGTATTTTCCTAACATTAGTATTCACCAAATGGGTTGGACTCAGTAAAGTCGAGAATTGCATCAGCTGCTGTCTCAAGATCATCATTATCAAAGAAATCTGCACCTGTTCCTGTAGATTCAACGTTGTCATCGCTATAGGATTGAACAGCATATCTAGCAGTGGAGGAGGATCCTGTGAGGATATCTCCAGGTGAGAACCCACCACTATTTACCACAACTCTAACTACATCGGTATCAATGTCATGAGATCTGACTCTCGCGGTAGTGCCGCTGAGGCTTCCAGTGACAAGTTCATCAACTTCATATGCACCGCTCTGAGATCCGAATGCAATTGTTGTTCCAACACCAACAAGGATATTGGGAAGTGCAATTGTAACTGTTGGAGCTGATGTATATCCAATACCAGCATGTCGCATAAAGACAGAACCAATACCAGTTGTAAGGGGATTCTTGATAGCTACCAACTGTGCAGTCGTGAATCCTGCATATGCAGTATTTGGATCTCCTACAGTTACATCTGGAATAGTTATATATCCAGAACCAACAGATGTGCCAACACCAACAGTTCTAATAGCAGTATCACCAAGGATTGCTGTAGCGGCCGCACCAGTAGCGTTTGGACCACCGCCAGTAATTGAAACTGCTGGAGCCTGGGTATATCCAAAACCAGTATTGTTAATCAGAATCTCTCCAAGTGCATTCTGACCACCTATCTCTGTAATAACACCAACGGCAGTTGCTCTACTACCAGCAGTGGGCGCGGCAATTTGAATAGTTGGTGCTTCAGTATATCCAGTTCCATCATTAGTAACGAGAATTTGAATGACCTGACCAGTCGTTACAGCATCAGCTTGAGCGGCCGCTCCTGCAGTTTGACCAATACCATTCACAACAATTCTTGTAATATAACCAACATCGTCCATCGCAGTTTGAATAGACTCGATGCTGGTATCCATGATCTCGTCTTCGTACTCGAAGAGTTCACAAGACAGTTCATAGATATAGTTCTTTCCTAGTTGATAGAAAGGATTCTCAAATTCAACATGTTTGATTTCAAACAGTCTCTCTCCCAGTGGGAAGAAGATCAAATCACCCTCTCTAGGTCGGCCGTCAATGATATACTCACTGTCGGATCCAGCCTCTAAGAACTCTCCAATGAAGTTATCAAACCTCTCTTTGGAGAGTGTCAGAGAAACTTCGTTTGTAGACTTGAGACCAAACTTTGTGAGAATATCAGAGTTCCTACCATATCCCTCAAAATTATTAACATATGCTTCGATGATAAAGTTATCATCAAACTTGGACATTGAAATCTCTTTCAGGATGTCCGTCTGGTCTACAATTTTTCTGGGAAGGTAATATACATCGACGCCATAGATCTTCAGTTGCTCATTAATGAGATCCTGTACTAAGAACTGCTCATTCGCAGTTCCCTGAAGAAAGAACGGGTTCAGTGCCATTATCCAATTTCATCCATGGGTGGGAGTTCGTATGTGGACTGGAACTCGCTCATGAGAGCATTAATTTCAGCCACTGCATCGTCATATAGTTGACGCCCATTGAGTTCAATACCGCCAGGCAGTTTGACTCCTTGGAACTTGATAAGATTCTGACCCCACTGACGTTTAATCAATTGAGTAACATATCTCTTCAACCAACCATCATTATATATTTTACTAAAGTCAGCCGGATCTACTGCTCTGTAGCAATCCAGAATAATGTATGTTCCAGCAGTTGCAGCAGCCCAATCCATGTCTAGATAGAGTCTGCTTTGACGAACATTAAATCTCAGGTGACGATCTGGTGTCAAGAGATGATCAATATCTTCAATATATGACTTCACCATCGAATACTGGAGAAGTTCAACACTATTAAAGTAATAAAGATCGTTCAGAAATAATTGGTATTTGATACTGAACATGCCAGAGTTAATTACACTGGCATCAAACTTGAATACTCTTACGACACTTTGTACTGCATCTGGAACTTGTAAGAAGTTTCCATTCTCATAGAATGTAAAAGTGGAAGAGATTCCAGCAATGGTTGCTGAAGCGGTATGAGTTGTAATACCAGCCGCTCCAGGACCACCTGCTCTACCTCTATCAATATCGTCTTGACTTACAATGTACTTGAGATAAGTTCTCTCAACACCATTGTAATGTCTCTCATTAAAGAACTGAATGGCATCATCAACGATGTCATCCAGTTGCTCATCAGCGACATTGATCTCTAATACGGGAGCACCGAGTTGTCTAAGAGAATAATCAATTAACTCTTGTTTTGTTGTTGGCTTTGCCATTCTTCACCTCTCTTAGAATGTACCAGCATCAAGCGTATCAGTCCAGATGGGAATGCCGTCAGTACCGGTAGTCAAGACGTAGTTGGAAGTCGAAATGCCACTATCCGTAGCAACACCAGATTTAACCAATCCTGTGCTATCGAAGTATGCAACACCGTTGGGTCCATCGTAAGGATTCTCACCATCGGGTTGATAGTAAAGACCAGCGATATCCAGGAAACCTCTTACGCCAGTAAAGGAATTACCTGTTACTTCTGCATTAGGAATGTAAGCCCAAAGTGAAGTCGTGCTAATCGTGCCACCACTTTCATCAGCAACAGCACCGAAGTAACCACGACTTGTTACAGCGGTTGTTCCAACACCAGCAGAAATATATTCAAATTCAATACCTCTGTCTGCTGTGTCTGCTCTACCTTGTGCAAAGGTTACAGTTGCACCAGCAGCAACGATTGCATCAGTTGGTGTATCGATTATAACAACATTAGTTGCTGGGTTTACAGAGTAAACAGCGGTATTAGTGACAATACCAGCAGCACTTACAACGTCATCTGTATTGACACCTACAACATTATCAAAAGTGATAGAAGTAGTGCCAAGAGCAACTTCAGTCTCAACAGTTTTCTCTGTTGATGTATCACCCAGTCTGATAACAGGATCATTAACGGTAACTGTGGTTGCGTTCTCGGAAACCGTAGAACCATCAACCTGCAAGTCACCCTTGATGACAACAATACCGTCAGCACTCAGAGCACCAGGATGTGGATCCAGGTACAAGATTCCGGTTGTGTTCTTAGTTGCAATAACATTATCGTTGATGATGATATCATCTACTTCCAACTGACCTGTGATGGTGGCCACACCAGTCATGGTTGCGCCACTTGCAAAACTGGTCAGACCAGTAACGGTCAGATCGTCATCAATAACAACTAAGTTTTCGTAAGCAGTCAGGAACAGTTGACCTGCTCTTGTAGTGATTACTGTTGTATTTGCTGCGCCAATTGTAATATCATTGATATAAGCGTTAGAGAACGCTCTACCAACAGTGCCAATATAAGCTCCTTTGTCCGTATCTGGAATCATTCCAGTATTGAACATCACCTCACCACTTAAAGTGGAGATGCCAGAAACTTGGAGATCTGTATTCAGATAAGTCTGATCACCTTCGACTCTCAATCCATCGTTGATAGTCGCTTGATCGTCGATGATGACAACACCACCAGCCGAGTCAAGTGTTAAATTGCCACTCTCTGTGTCAATCTCATTAGCACCACTTACAGCAATCTGAATATTGTCTGCTCGCAGTTCATCAATCTTCTTGTTTGCGTCTACAACGATCGCTTGGTTCGCAATCAGCGTCCCATGCAGCGCTGTGTTGGCAGGTAGAAGGTCTGTATAGTATTCGCCACCGATCGGGATAGGAGCGTCTCCTGTGCCGTCTGGGTGACCAATATACAGTTTCTTGTATGTCTTTCCTGATCCTACGTTACTACTATCGTAAACGTAGATAAGTTCACCTTGCGCGGTACCTTCACCGCTAGGTGCTAGATCGGGTACGCTAGATCCTAGCGTCCTCCTAATTTTAATAATCGACGCCATGTCTAAAAGGTTCCTCCGTTGATGGTCATGTTCCTAGTGTTACCAACGGTGATTTCCGCTGACGATTTCCACTTTGCTGTAGATGCGTCATAAACAAGAACCATACCATCTGCCAAACCATTGGATGTAACATCAACATCGGACAGGGTTCGGATCGAGCCGCCTCCGCCGCCACCACCGCCTGAACCAAGCGAAGTGGATCTGACTTTAATGGCATTGGTAGATCCGAGTCTTACAGAGTAGTTCGTCATATATCTACCTAAAATCTGGTTGCACTAGGTCGAACTATCGCACTTCCTTCCACAACCCTCGTTGTATAATTCGGGGGATCAGAAGATACAGGCGATAAAATGATTACATCATAGACATGTCGGCCTGCTTTAAGAGCAGCGGTCTCATCGTGAGAAAGGGCGATAGTGATCACACCATTCGTCGGATCGGAAACTGTAGTAGTAAAGGATGTAAATCCAGTGCTGGAATACGTCTTTCTCAACCGTGCAGATGCAGCATACCCTACCAAGCTTAACGGAGAATTAGTGCCAGGGTCTTCAATATTAAAGGATACCTTAAAATTAGCGCCTTGCTCAATATTAAGGTTGGCGACGTATACAGCCATTACTACTAGTCAAACCAAGTTTGAACTATTTATTCAAAACCTGATATAACAGTTCTTTTAACTCTTTAATTTCCCCTTTTAGAGACTCGATTTCTGCCTTGTCGGCACGTTTTTGATCTCGGTTTCTAATGTAATCTTCATACTCTGTTTTATTAGTATTGACTACGGCTCCAGTCTTTGGATCTTTTTTCAGGTCTGGTTTACCCTCTACCTGAATTCTGTTGCCGTAGTGGTATTCAAGAAGCAGTGAATGTGGATTAATCGTCATGCCAGTGCAATTACTCTAAGGTCTTGGAGTGAAGGAGGTGTGGATTCGTTTGTACCAGAGAAGTCAATCTTGATTTGGAAAGCATTAAACTTATCAAGATTATCTGCGGTGTAAACATGCTCAAGGAACTCGTCTCCAAAAGAAGGAGCGATTTTTGTATCAGGGGTTCCATCGGGAACACCTGTAGTGGCAAAAGAGAATCCAGGGAACAATTCAAATGTGGGATCAGTTTCTCCAGAATCTGTTCTGAAGAGTCTATAGAGAACTCTGATGTCACTACCTGCTGGTTTGTTAACACCTGCGAGAACCTTGATAGAAGTTGCAGGATTATCAAGTTCAACTCTTGGTCCAATGTACACACTTGCATGAGGATCATTGGATACGCTATTGACTCTTCCATCTGTGGAATATTCTCCAACAGGAGCGTCAATTCTATTTCTCTGGAGAACGATACTTGTGATATCGGTTCTTACCTGAGGAGAGTAGTATTGATTGATACTCTCAAGATTCAATGCGAGAGTGAAGGATCTGTTCTTGGGCAGTTCAGCCAGATATGTTGTCTCATTAACTCTACCAGCAACGATACGAGGATCGGGGAAGAAGTTAACATCGTTAAGTTGAATGGGTTCAAATCCTTTGTCTACAAAGGATGCTTCTGTTCCACTCTGACTGGTTCCAGAAGTGGTTCT